ACAATAGCATGGTAGTGAGGTCGGTTTGTGTTATCTCCATACTCTCCGCAATGATAGTATCTAAGTTTTTTGTGATTAGCATGTTTTCTTAGTCTCTTTATAAATTTTTGGAAATCCGATTTAACAAGCGAGCCATCAGGCGGGATATTTTCGTCGTTATAAGTGAGTGTAATAAAGATGTTATCTTCGTGAATACTTGCTTCGTGGACGATTCGCATTGCCCATTGTCGGGATCGTTCAAGTCTGCATCCAATACATTGTCCACAGGGTAATTTGAGCGGGTCACCGTTGTTTTTTTCATCGAATCTTATTTGACCGCTGCTATCGCGATAAGCGGTGAGTGGATGAAAGCACGACATTCATTTATAGTCGTGTTCCGCCACGCATTGGGCGGGGTTTGGTGTTCATCTTGTTAACACCTGTATTTTTTTTGAATTTTCGTTTAGATGAGCCTTTGCTCATTTTGTAACGTTTTCCCATGAGTTCCTCCTGGTTGTTTGATTATTATAATAATCTTTTTTTAAGCTTTGTAAAGCTTGGATTGACACTTTTTTGTAAAAAGGTGTCAGTCCGGACAGTTATATCAAGTAGTTTACTGTCCGGATTCGGCTTTTGTTGCCTCAGGTTTCACCCTATTTTGTCTCCCGACAGGGGACCGCGAAGGGCAATAATCAGAGATTATCACCCATAGCGGTCTGTATTACGTTCTATTGAACGTTTATTTATTTTTTATAGCCTATAGGCTCTTTTGCTTTAACGCTGCGCTAAGCGCATTGTGAGCCTATTACGGCTTATTTGTTATTTTTATTTAATGTAATTAAAAAAGGCTCCATAAGGAGCCTTTAGTATTAGCCAGCCTCGCCTGGTGTAGGCGGGGGAGTCTCTGGCTGATTTGTTACCACTACCTCGACAGGTTGTGGTGTTTCTGGGGCTTTTGCAAGGCCCCAATCTATGAGTTGTTGTTGATTATCGCCATTATGGATGAAATCCATAAATTTGGCGGGATCGTTATCGAATTTTTTGCGTATCTCTGATGGAACGCTTGAGAATGAATCTTGAGCCTTCAAGATCATATTCATTGTTTCTTGGAAGTCATTGTTTGGGTTATCGTCATATTTAAATTGCTGTAATGCAGCTGTTTTGGCAATGAGATCCATGCCATGACGTTTGACGATATTATTGATATTTACTTCGTCTTTGTGAGATTGTTCGACACGAATTACCTCGTCTTCGTGAATTGTTAGTTGAACACGGTTGCGAATTACTTCGCCATTTTCGTTTGTTTTATAAAATGACATATTTCACCTATTTATATTGGTCTAATGTTTTATTTAAATTAAATGCCTGGCCTTGTGGCGTAGGGCTAAATAATTTATTAAATGTTTCTTTTGATTTATTGTATGCACCTTCTGTCATACGTTTAAGCTGATTTGCTGAACTCGTTAGATTTGCTCCTATTTTTGGTGCCATATCTACAGCGACTTCTTTGAATCCTTTATATACCTTATCCATATCTGTGGCAAATGTTGAACCAGGTTGTTTTATATTTATATTCTGGTTAACCGATTTTGTATCTGCTACTGTTTTATTAAGATCAGCAAACTGTTTTGCTATTCCTATTGCTGAAGATACCTGTTGTGCTCCTGATGGTTTTGCTTGCATCGTTGCTTGTGCTGAGTTTGCTTTTGCTGTTGCTGCATTTGATCCAGATGCCATTGATCCTGCTGCTGCTGCTCCTGCTGGTGAAGATGCATCGAATTTTCCTGCTAGTATCGGGTTTATACCTGCTGTTTTTAGATCTGCCATCCTTCTTGTGACTGCTGAGTTAGACATACGCTCCTGAAAGCCTAATTGTTTTTTTATTTCTTCAGTTTGAAATTGTCGATTTTTAGCTGCTTCAAATGCATTAAAATCTCTTGTTTTTAGTGCTTCATCTGATGAAAAAGACCTAGACTTTTCTGCTTGTTCTGCTTCAAATACGTTACGAGCCGAGGCGATATCCCTATTCGCCTGGTTCATGCTTTCAACCTGTGTTACGCCCGAGAAGTCATCCCATACGTCTCCTAAATTTAATCCACTTCCACCTGAGTCACCATCGACTACTCCATAGCCGGTCATCTCACTTATTACTGGTATATACGCCATTATTATCTCCCTAGAAATGATCTATCATGCCTGGTACACCAAATGTAGGCATAGGCCGAGCGCATTTAAGGTTAATGTAAGTGTCTACAATGAAATGTGGTTCTGTATCTACCTGTATACACCTGTCTATTGGTGGGTTTTCCTCGATGAATGTTTGTCCTAATGCAACAGTATTATCTAAGTCTTGTGATAAATGCCATGGATCTAATGAACCTGTTGCGTCAGATTGGAATAAACCTGATATTTGAGACGGCTTATAACGGTATTCAGCATATCTCTCCTGATAACCGAATACTGTGTCATCTGCTGCTGTGCCATCACAAAATATTTCTTTTTTAAGTATTTCCTGTTCTCCAAGATGCGCGAGAGAGGGCCAGTACATATCGTACCTGGTTGATTTTGATAGTTCACGTCTTAATCCTTTTTGATAAGTTAAGTCAGCACGAACTGAAATTAGACCCATTACGATTCCATGCTCTACAAATGATTTTGTGAATCCATGTCCTGTTACTGATGCTGTACCAATTGCCGCTAGATCACCTACACCTGTAGCTGAACCGTCTGTAGTACCTGCTTGTTGAGTTATGGGAGATATATTAATAGGAGAAGAACCGCCACCGAGATATTCAGGGCGATAACTTACATCGTAGAAGTCCACCGAGAAATGATTACGTACGAGTTCACTGTACCTCGAGCCGCCACGGGCATCACGTTCTAGTAGTTTCTGTACCTGGATTGCTTCACGTAAATCATTAATAGTTGTAGCTGTAGCTGAGCTTAAATCGGCATATATTTCTGGATATGCGCCGGTTGCTGCATCGCCTAACGCGTACATTGTTGTGCCATCTATATTATGATAAAAAGGATAGCTAACATCGTTACCACCAGTTTCGTGTGATGTTACTGGACCTGTGTTCAAACTTTGGCTATTAAAACCAATACCTGTTATTGGTGCATCACTTGAAAGCGGTAAATTAACCGCATCGCCTTTTTGTGGCCAAGGTAATGCGGATGTAAAGTAATCATGTCGTTTACCACGTCTCATCAATGGTATTTGTTCTAATGGCGAATCTATATCATCAGGGCCATCATTAGTAGGTAAATTAATCGAATCTATAAGGTTCTGATCTCTAAACCATTCGTTATAAATTATCGAATAAGATCGTACAGGTAATGCATTACCGTCTGTTGTATCTGGTACGTATCCCTCTGGGAAGCCAAGGTAATTCAATAATACTCTGGCTCTACCGCCTGTAGTTAATAAACTAGCTGTTGAACTTGAAGATGCAGCACCTTCTAGAATTGGTATTTGATAATCTATTGAATCACCTGGATCGACTTGTTCACCAAAGAATTTTTTACTGTTGTCCCATATAAGTCGATAAGGGACGAAGAAGAAATGTGTATCTATGAACATGTTGTCCATGATAGGGAATAGTGGTGTTGCTAATCTTGCGAATGCTGTTGTATTTAAATTAAATGTGTCGCCTGGTAATACATCGTCCCAATAGAAAGGGACTAGCCATCCTGCATCCATTGTAAATTTATGACCGTGTGATCGATCGAATTGAGAGCGGGGAGCCTGAATTGAAGGTGCCTGGCTAAAGTTATGGGTCATTACTGATTGCATGTTTTTTCCTCTAATAAATGAGCGGGGGAATAACCCCCCGCCTTATAAGTTAGATACCGCTTTGTTTTTTTAGTGCTTCATGTTTTGCTAGATCATCTAGCTGTTGCTGTTCTGATATAGAGGTGACACTAGCTGTCTTAATCTCGAATCCTGAACGTAATTTTTTTGGATTTTTATCGGCTGTAATAGATCCTGAATTGTCATCGAATCCACCAATGTGATATAGGGTGTAATCGTCTTTGTTTTTGTTTTCTTCTACTGATTGTGAGAACGCACGGATTGCTGATGCGTCATTAATATCTGAGAAGGGTTTGTTGAATACTTCTGCTACGTTATCGTAGATTGAATATAGATTTAAGAACATTGTTATAGACTCCTTTTGAGTTGTTTAAATTGGGCCTTCTTTACTGTTTCACGTGCTGATAGAGCTGGGCCCTTATTCT